TTAACTCAACATTAGTAAGGACATCGATCTTTAATTTTTCAAGTTCTAACACTTCTGATTTAGTTAACTGGCGTAAGTTTTTCTTAGACTTTGAATTTAAGTAAGCGTCTGTTAAAACATCAGATATTTCTTTCCAAGTCGATTCGGCCCAGTATATAAATTCTGCTACTCCGGGTTTGCTTTTTGGATTTGCAATTCTTTGTTTTCTAGGTCCAGCATCTTTTGTATTTGTTGGGCGACCATTAGGATTGCTCGGTTTGGGGGCATTTGGCAGTCCAAGTCCAGTGGGTGCTTTTGGTTGAGGTAAAAGCATATCTTTTGGAATACTAGTTTTGAGACCGACATCTTGTGGCGTTACCTTGCTTCCTTGTAGAGCAATCTTTTCAAGATCTTGCTTATGATTAGCATTATGAAATGGTCCAGCTTTATCTGGAGTATCCTCACCCTGTCTATCTTCAAACTCTCTTTGTAGTCTAATTTTTTCAATTTGTGGAATTTCTTTAAATCTTTCAAGAACAGTTTCTTGACTAATAATATCTCTATCAACAAGCTGTAAGAGAAGAGCTTTTTCTGCGGCTTCATCAGATAAAGTCATTTGATCGAATTGAATGTAAGCTTTGTATCTAAAGCCCATAGCCTGCCTAACTAATTCAATTTCTTTTTCCCAAAATCTAGTTAATTGATCTCGACCATACTGTAGTCTTTCTACAAGAGTCTTCAATGAAATAAAGTTATTAGTAAAGCCACCACCGTTTGTAGCCATACCAGTTAACGTTGGCGGTACACCTAATCCAGCATATATACTATTGAGTACGGCGGTATACTTTTCTGAACCTAGAAACTTGTATACCTCACTGCTTGATTCTTTGAAGCTTAGTTCTGGCCCCCAAACTAATTCCATTGTGCCACCACCAACATTACTGGCTAGAATATCACGTAATTTATTAATAGCTGTTTTATTTGGTAAAATCTTATGTTCAAGATTTCCAAGAGTCCAAAGTCTGATGTTAGATATAGCACCGTCCAGAGCAGACATGTCTGCCAATCTCATTTTTTCTAACATAATGATATCATCAAGAATGGCATATATCATTGGATTAGCCCACATCTGCCAATCATCTTTCTTATAATGAAATACGCATAGTCTTTCTGAGTCAAGAGGTATTCTTTTTTCTTTATTCATTAGCGCGCGTTTAATATCAACCGGAAGGCTGTCAAGAACATCATTTGGTATGGTGCCGCCAGCAAATGTATCTAAAAATGTTCCAGCACTTAAGGTATAATTTGATATTCCCATAAAAAGTGCAAGTTTGCCCTCTTTCATCTCTACAGTTAGAGGACTAAAGAAGTTATATCTCCAAGGAATTTGATTTTGTTTTACATTAGGAACTTCTACCTTGATATCTTTAGCTAAAGATTTCATATATTTTTCAAGTTCTGGAGTAACATTGGCAAAACTTCTGTACATAATTACATTGCCGGTCTTATAGAGATTGTTTAAAAATCTTTCAGATCTTTCTTTGCCATTTACACTCTTAAACCATTGTTGATAAAATTTTTCAACACTTTTATTGGGATGAACTATACTTATGCCTTGACTTCCAAAGTCACCCATTAAATCAATAATATTTCTTATAATTCCAACTTTATCATAAGCATCCATGCACATCTTGATGATTCGACGTTGCTGATTTGGAACAGATTCTGTTTGTCGGAATGCGTAATAATCTAGCTTATTAAAACCGGGCCTTACTGACCTATTTGGTTCAATGTCAATAAATGTTCTATAGGCACTACTTGCAGAAGATTTATTTAAACCAGAATATGCATCAATATTGTCAGACAATTTTTCCATAGCGTTAGATTTGCTAGAAAAGTCATCATCAGACCAAGTTATCATGTCATCGCTCATGGTTTTCCCTTAATTGGAATGTAATTGGAATGCTACTTTTTAATACACATCTTTCATGTGATCAGAGAACCAGCTTGGGCCACTATATAGCCTCTCATCATTTTTTTCTGGAGTGTGGCCACCAGTTGCAAAACCTCCATAAAACTGATATTCTTCTGGGGTTGGAGTGCGTTGTATAGTTCTGCCAGCCATGTTAGACATCAAAAGAGCAGAATATCTATCTTTTCTCATTTTACTCTTTTTGCCAGTTCCAACGATAACTTCTGGAGTGTCCCATCTATCTCTTCCGCTATTTGTCTGTGTCATCTGTATCATAGATAATTCATCTTTAAGTTCTTCAATGTCCATGACACATTCTTCAAGCGTATCATACATCCTATTTTTAAGACCGTCTTCAGAGTTGGACAAACCTAAAGTTACAGAGTCAAAAAATGGAAATAACAATACTTTATCTTCAAAATCTTTTCTCATACCATGATTTGCTTCTGATAGCCACTCATATTTAGCAAATTGGCACATTTCAAGGATATGCAAGCCACGTTCTCCATCAGTATCTTTTGGTTTATTATCATCTATTATAGGCCATATTGGCAACTCGCCATCCTTTATTTTATCGTGATCATGTAAAGATTCCATTATCGCAATTCCGCCTCCCTGCGCATCCATAGAAATATGAACGCATGGAAAAAGTTTCATCAAATCTCTGATTTTTCTGGCACAATATGCATAGAAATCACTTTCATTAGCATATCCCTTTTTAACTTTTTCTTTGTGTTCCTGCCTAGTAGTAGTCCAGCAATGTACTATTCTTCTATGATCTCCATTAATTTCTAGAACAACAATGCTAAAATTATCTACTTCGGATGCTGGGTCAACACCAAAAATATATCGTTTATTTTTATCTCCGATTAGCGTAGCTTCGAACTTAATTGTATTTCCAGCTGAGTCTTTAATTGGATATTCATCACTGCCAACTACGCAAGATTCTATTAGTGATCTTTTAAAGAATCCTTGACTGTCTCTAGTGAAGCAAGCGCCATATTCCATCTGATAAATACCAGCATGTACGGTAGCTTTTGATCTTGCTACTTGGTCAGCATCCATAAAGCCTGCTGGTAAAAGTTCATACGGCATTCTTATTATAGAGTATTGACGCCAATCAAATGTCTCTGGGGGCTTATCGCCGCCAAATACATCTGTCAATTTAGCAATATTTCCGCGACTCTTGATAATGGCTTTCCACTTTTTCCAGTATGTTGCAAAGTGATTGAAGTCATAATATGCTGTGCCAGATAGTATAATTTGATTATCTTTGATTTCTGGGTTGTCTTCTTCAGTTTCTAACTCTATGCCTAGTTCAGCAGCTTTTTTCTTAGCTGACATTCTTTTAACATTCTGAACTGGATCTGCACTTACGGCAGCGAAACCGGCGACAACATTTTCAAAGATATCTCTAGGAATAGAGGCAAATTCGTCAGCAATAATATCATTTGCTCTTTGGCCTCTAATCTTCTGTCCGTCGCCAAGAGGCAAGCAAGTTATGACGCTCTCATTGATTCTCATAGTGCAGCGATCAACATCTCTGGTTGGACCACTATTACTATCACACATATCTCTTAACATTGGGGCGTTACGCCATATAGTTTCCATATATTCAAATAACACTTTTGACTGTCTAAATGCGGCACCAACAATAACAATTTTCCTTTTTGGTAATAGCATCCCGCGAATGATAGAATATAGTGCTAATTGAAATGATTTTCCAAGACCTCGACTGCCCACAAGCATAGGGAACTTTCTAACCCATAATTCATTGATAATTAAGGATTGTGATGGTAACAGTTGAATGTTGAGTATTTGATGACATAAAAATGATAAATACTCTGGTCTACTCATCAGCCAAGAAAGCTTCAAATGAAAGTCATCATCAGAAGAATTAAGTATAGACATTGGATTAAAGATGTCAGTATCAATAACATCTAATCCAAGCCAAGCCTCATCGATTACTTTAAGCTTGTCTTTACTCATTCTGTAAAGTGCCAATTACGCAATATAGAGTCAGCAAAACCATAGTAAACTGCTTCTTCTGCATTTAAATACCAATCTCCAGACTTTAGCTTGCGAATTAAATATTGTTTTACTTGTTTAACACTAGGTTTTTTACCAAATTTCTCATAAAAGAACTTTCCTTCTACACATCTAGTAGCATATACATTAAACATAGTGTCGGCAGTTTTTCGTTCATAATCAGCTTGATTCATTGCACTTAGATAATCAGTATTTATATCTGATGACCCATAATGACTCATAAAATGGGCGTTTGGAGTCATATAACGATAATCAGCAGCCTGCATAAAAATACTACTCATGGACTCAGCTTGCCCATATATAATAATAGTTACATATGATCTACACATCTGTATAGCATCATATATTGCCATACCATCAGTCCATTCGCCGCCAATACTATGACAATGAATAGTGATATTGGCATTGCTTCTCATATCTAATGCTCTTAAGTTCTTAATAAAAGTATTGGACATTTTATATTCTACACCTGGATTTTGATTATCTTCAGCATGGTAATGATTGTGAAGAAATATTTCCCTAGTGGCAATATTAGCTCCATAGTCATGAAAATCTTTCAATAGTTCTGGTTCCATTATTTTTTCCTCCCTATTGTGTACATTTCATTTACTCTTTTTAGGATACTACTAACTGCGAGAAAAGCATTATATTTATTGCCACAAAAAAGAATATGAACATTATTGTATAATTGAAACTCAAAAAGACATTTTAGCATGTACTTGCCAGTTATTTTTAATGATGCTTTATTTTTAACTGGTATTCTAGTTTCTTCTGGAAATTTTATCAAATCTTCTAGCGAAAACTCTAGTACTATAAATTTGTGTGGAAACGATTCCATTCTTTCTATTTCTGCTAAGAATGCATGTTTCTTTTGACCCAAGTTTATTGCCAGTTCTTCTACGCAACCTTTGCGTTCTATACAGATTTTATCTTCCATCCCTTTTATGGAATAGTCCCCAGTATCTAATTTTTCTTCTATCATGCCAGCACAAGTATTGAACGC